TGCTACAGCTAAGTAAGCACTAGCGTTGTTAGCGTGGGTTTCAATGTCATCTACAGATTGATTATAGCTATCTACACTTTCTTGAGATACTTCTAATACTTCTTGGCTTGAAGATACAAACTGCTGTACTTCATCTTCTTGTTGAGGAGTTACAGCTTCCTCTATCTTTTCATTAACCTGCAACACTGTACTCATGTCAACTACGGCTTCGGTAAAACGACCTATCGCCTCGTCCATTAAGTCTAGTTCATCCATAGCTTTGTTTTCTAATACAGCTTTAATGTCACCGTAGGGCTTATAGTTATTTACAAAGTTATCTAAAGCTTGGTTATAAGCATCTACTTGTGCTTCGCTAATATGAGCAGTGGTAGATAGAGTACCTGAGGATAAAGCATCACCTTGATGTGCATACTCTGTAGCCGCCCCTACTAGTTTAATACCTGTAGTAATCTGATTAACAATATCAGAAGAGGTATTTAGTAACTCATCTTTTTCACTTGCTTGTAGTGCGGAACTTAGCAATAATAGAGACAGTAGTGTCTTCTTCAGGTGCATCCTCTTCTCCTATGTTTAATATAGTATTGTACCAATCCTTTGTATCTTTGTTGTAATCAGGGATGTAAATCTCAGGCTGTCTCTTCATAGCCAATACTGCACGTTTACCCACAACTAGCTTACCGTTTAAAAGCAAAGGGCAAGGAGTACCTGAAACAAACATTGAACGCCATACTTCTACTGACTCACACATTCTAGCAACTGCCGCTACTTTCATTCCTAAATCTGATAACAACTTAGAATCTCTACGTCTATCACAGTTAGGATCAACTTTATAGCTACCACTACTAAACCCTACACCTACTGTCTGTAACGAACCACCTGTACCTTTAAGGCAAGTGTCCATACCGCTACTCATATAGCTAGGAGTGATTGCAGAACCCACTGGTATCTCACTACTGCTTCCTACTCCGTTATATGTGTTACTTACTGAATCATCTTGCGTAGTGTTATTGCTATTCGTAGTCGAGTTCTCACCATGATAAGTGTTCAGACTACCTTCTTGCGCGTTGTCCGCTAGTGTTACCCAAGACAACATCATTAGTAAGCAAAATACTTGTCTCACTTCTTGTGTACAATCTTCTGTACTGTTTCTGATTCATAGATACGAATACCTAACCAGATAATAGTAAAGATACTGGCAACAGGAGGCAACCAAGCCGCCAACGACATTATTCCAGTTGATGCCGCCATTACGTCTACAGCTTGTTTAGTTTCTTCCGTTACCATTTTGTTCTCCTAATTGCTATCGTGGTATTTCGTGTGTAACTCTAACTTTTACGTCTGTTTCGCTAATCATGTAGCCTCTAAATACTTCTATAGCATTTAAGTTGCTTGATAAAGATAAAGCTAAAGCATTAGCGGCTTCTATTGCTTCTTGTTTAGTATTATAAGTATTGCTAATAACTTGCTCAACAATACCTTCACTGTTTATTTGTATATGTCCAACAACCATTCTAAACCTCGTAGTCTGTCATTACAACATTAATGTTTCTAAGCGTTGCACTGTCTGTAGTAGATGCTTCACGTGCTATAACTCTATACTCTAATCTTGAATCATCATACGCAGTTTTAATTCTAAATCCTTTCATTTGAGCTAAACCCCCATAAGCCGTAGTACCATCCATATTAAGAGTTACTTGAATTACTGTACCTGCTGACTCCCAATCAAAAGGATGTAAATATACAGTATCACCATCACCTATAGCGTTATTAGCAAAGATACCACAGTTAAAATAAGTTTTATCTAAGTCAGCTCGATAAACCCAACTATAAACATATGTAGGAGAGACTGGAGATGAGGTATCGGCTACTCCACAGAAGCGGCTAAATAAATGTGTTTTATCACCGTCAAGACTAAACCAACGGTCAGCGTAACCATAAGGATAATCACTATCTGTAATTTGTGTAGCTGTTCCTAAATTATGTACTGTAGGTATTCCAGACGGAACTACTAATCCTAAACTAAAAAGAACATCGTTATTTGAGGTAGAAGCGTTATAAGTTATTTCAAACTGAACGTCAGCAAAGCGAACGCAATCAAAGGGGGTAGCTAAACTAAAACACTTACCAAAAGTTTTCGATGCAGTAGACAGTGTTGTACTTGCAAATGAATGTAGATGAGCATCGCTTGTTCTTTTATACAGTAGGTTATCTAACTTAACACCATCAAGGTATAAGTTACGACCATCTACATTACCGCTTACTACAATATTTCCTGTAACATCAACACCGCCGTTTATAGTTTTAAGTTTTTCAACATTGTTATAAAACAATGATGCAGATGAGGGAGACCCCGAAGGAGCGTATGCGGAGATAATGTTCTGTGTTTCGCTTTTAAGGAATACACCATTACCATTAGACCTTAACTGTAAACCACCTGTTCCTGTATCTTCAATTACAGACTCTTGCGAACCAGTTGTGTTATGGTAAATAAGCAAGTCATCATCATCACCAAACTTAGCCTTGATATTGTCACCAAATGACACTGCATCTGAAAAGTTAGCACCAGTTATAGAACCACTTACTGCAATATCTCCTGTAACATTTAAGTCGCCACCCGATACATTTAAATCCTTACCAAGAGATACACTAAGGTGTTCATTTATATTAACGGAATTTTCACCTACCGTTAATTTAACATTATTGTCATGATATAAACTAACGCCACCATTAGGAGTAGCAGTAATCATGGTTTCGTTAGTGTCTGAGGCTACAGCAAATATGTTTCCGTTAGTTTTCAGTATAAGACCTAACTCACCTGCATCCTCGATTACAGAGGGTTCACCATTATTGTGGTAAATTAACAAGTCACTGTCTGTACCAAACTTAGCTTTTACTCCATCGTTAAATAATACATCGCCAGTGAACGTACCACCCGAAGAACCAATTCCTCCTCCTCCTCCTGACTGATCTGTAAAAGACAAATTACCGTTACCGTCAGTAACGATTACCTGCCCATTTGTACCATCAGTAGTTGGGTAAGTAATATTGCTTGAAGTCAACGAACCCTCTACCGTAAGCCCTGCATTAGCATTACTGTTTTTTATAGTAACACTACCTGATGCACCACAGTTTAACTTTATACCTGTAATATAAGCTGTATCTATCTGTCCAATGTCAACAACACCAGAAGTATCGGTTTGTAGTAGAGTACGAAAATAACCGTCAGTCCAAAAGCCTATCTTGTTGCCTCGTGGCATTACAAACGCTACATTATCTATACTGTCTGAACCGCTTGGTGGATTCCCATCATCAGGGGGATCAAACGTACCGCCTTCTGCATAGATAGTACCACTGACTTGTAAAGGTGAGATTGGACTATTAGTACCAATACCAACATAGCCTGTATCATCAATACGCATCTTTTCATCAGTACCAATACCCCATCTATGCAAAGAAGCTCTAGTATATATACTTCCGTACATAGACGATTCTGGAATATAAGAAGATACCAAAGTCCCATCAGTAATAAGACCTTCTGGGTATATTCTGTATTCTGTACCGTCATTATTGACAGTAAGAGGGCTGTAAGGGGTAGGAGTATTTATACCTACTCTATTGTTAGTAGCATCAACATGAAGCGTGTCTGTGTCAACAGTTAAACTGCCGTTAAAAGTACTATCTCCATTTACACTTAAATCTCCACTATAAGATAATGATAAGTTTGTTGTAGCGGGAGTGCCAATACTTAAAGTACCGTTATCTAATACATTAAACTTAACTGTAGAGGAATTATCGTTTGACTGTAGAGCAAGAGTTTGAAAGCTAGAATTAGCTTGAATACCTAAAGGGGCAGTTGAAGCAGATGTAACAGCCATATCACCTATAGCTAGTTTATTATGATCTCTAGGAACTCCATCATACAGTCCACTACTGTCTATAAAAACATTACCAAGAGAATTAACTTCAAAGGAAGCACTTACATTATTATCATTAAATACTCTGAAAGAAGAAGTAGTATCATTATTATCAGCATCAACTCTGAAATCTAAATTACTATTAGATATTAACTCTGCTCCGTTCAGAACTATATCACCAGTAAAAGTATCGCCAGATAGTTCTGCATACCTACCGTCTAGATCTGCGCTTATTGTTTCGTTAGGTTTAGTTAAAGATAATACACCAGTAGATGAAGAAAAAGTCACACTAGTAACTTCTAAATCTTCTTGAGCCGCTAGGGACGTTGCCGCTTCAGATGCTGACGTTGCCGCTTCAGATGCTGACGTTGCCGCTTCAGATGCAGATGCCGCCGCTTCGTTTGCAGAAACCTCTGCCGCATCCGCAGAAGCTTCCGCACTGTTTTGATGCGTATCAGAAGAATCAGCGTAATCTTTGTAGAATCCTGTCATTGTTTATCCTTGTGGAAGTACACCAATGGTTGATCCTGAGAACTCAGCCTTCATCGCCATGTTTTCAAGCTCTGCCGCCGCCCCTCTAAACTTAGACTCAAACAGTTGAGCCTCTTCTGTATTCTTTGTATATAGTGCTAGTTCAGCTAATGCACCATAAAGTAAAAGGTCTGTTCCTTGTTCAACAAACCAGTTAGTATCTGTATCGTTAACTAAGTTATCAGCAACGATGTAGTAGTATAGCTTTATACTAGATATCTCACCATTTAAGGGAGCTATTAAGAATCTGTTCTGCTGTCTTGCAAAGTACTTTGGAAAGCCTTCTGCTGTTTGCATACCAACTACGTATGGAAGTGCTTTACGTTCTAGTTCGTAAGTCCTACCACCAGAGTCAAACGACACTGCTTTTGCTTCTAAGTAGTCTTCAGGAAGAGCTACAGCACCTTCAGAGTTTACAGTTAGATTATTGTTGTATCCTTCAAGAATAGGAATACGCAAGACACGATTAGCTCGGTCTTGGGCTAAGTTAATAAATGAATTATATGTTGAATCTGAAATGTCTTTACGGTTTGCCCAGTCTTTAACTAAAGCTCTGAGTTCACCTAGATTATTAACTGCCATTATATTCGCCCATGATCGGTTCTAAGTTTTAAGTAATCAGCACTTCGTAGTCGTGCCATCATCTTTGCTTTTAAATCAGGATCGTTGAATAACTGTTGCATAGTGCAGTTCCACTCATGACACCATGCGTTAATTAAATTGAGAGGAATAGAAGCTACCTTACGCCCGAAGGTATCCTTATCTGTTCTTCTATTTAAATTGTTGTTTGCTTCTATTTTGTTTCGTTCAAGAATCGAACTAAAGTCTTGAGTAGTACCAAATGTAATTGTATCATCATTGTTTTTAATGATATGTGTTTTAACATCAGACATAGATACCTCAGAAAAGAAACTAGGCTACCCCGAAAGATAGCCTAGTGTGTTACTTATTATGCACCTGCTACGTCACGGATAACACCAGAAGCCGCTTCGTTTTTAGAACACAAAGTGTATTCTACAAGCATTTGCTTCTCATCGGCATCACCTGTTTTAGCTAGATCAATGGTTTGGAAATCACGATAGTAATCTACAGACCACATGTCAGGCTGAAGAACAAGTACAGAATCAGTTAGCATGTGACGGTTTGGAACAACAGTTAACTCGCCGTAGTCAGATACGTAGATGTCAACTGCGTTTACAATAGTCTTAGGATCAACTGATTTGTATTGGTTAGCAGTACCAGTAAAGTCAGTTAGTTCTGCTTTACGAGCCGCACCACACATAATAATTGAAGGATTACCACCTTGCTCCCAAATGTCTTCAACAACTTCTGTTAGAAGGTCTTCAGTAAAGTCACGATCAGTACCTGCTGTGTAAACGTCAGTACCATCACCTGTTGGAGCCGCACCCGAACCTGCACCAACTAAACAGTTAGTACCAAGCCAAGAGTAAACAGAACCAAGCTCACGTGGGTTGTTAGTGCCGTTACCTACGTCTTGTGCCTTATCAACACCTACTAGGCTGAACTCCATATCGCGTTTTAGTTCCATACCTGCTTTAGCAAGCTGATAGGCCATTTCTGAAGCGCGACCTGCCGCATCTGCGGCTTCGTTAGAACCAGAAACGCTAACAGTTTTACTAGCAATCTGAGTGTAGTTACCAACGCGAGTAGTTGCAGAAGCCGCCGCCGCAGGAGCATCAGCACCTTCAACTTGAGCGTTGTTAGCCGCAGTTGCTAAAGAGTCAACTTGCCACTCGTAGTAAGTACCGTTAGTAGAACCTTTACCTACGTTAGAGATAAAAGGAGTGTCTGTTGGAGAAATATTGTAAATGATGTCCGCAAGGTCTTCTCTAATACCTACTGCGTCATAAGTCTTATAAACTGCCATAATTAAATTTCCTTATTAAATAAAGTTAAGAGGTTAAAGACAGAATGGCGTTTGCCGCATCTGTCACTTTGCCAGAGCTTTTTAGCTTTTGTCGTTGTTCCTTAACGGCGCGAGCTTTGCGTGTTTGTGCTGTAGGGGGCGCACTAGCTTTAACTTTCTTCTTAACAATAGGCTGTCGCTTCTTCTTGACAGTTGCCTTCTTGCTAACAAGTTCGTCATATAGTCTTGCCTTGTTTATTACAGATACATCACGCGCTGTTATAAGATTAGCTAAAGTGTCATCATCATACCCTTGACCTCTAGCATATTCTACAACAGACTTTTGGAACTCAGGCGAAACCCACTCAGGTAGTATCTCTGATAGCTTCGCTTGTTCCTGCTCCATCAACTTAGCTCGTTGTTCCTGTTGTTGCTTGTCAGCTTGCGCTTTAGCTTGTTGAAAACCTGCAATGCTCTGACGGAGATTATCTTCAATCTCTTGAACACGTAGTTGCTGTTTTACAAATGCAACAGGATCATTCTCTTTGTCGATAGTGCCTAACAGTTCTTTAGCCTTATTAACCTCCGCTAGTTGATTCGTAGCGGCTAGTTCCATAAGTTGCAGATACTGCTGTCTCTCAGCATTAAGAGTAGACTGCAAACTTTCAAGTTCTTTAGACTCCTCTTGTAGCTTCTGGACACGCTTAGTGTAATTCTTCTCAAGTTGATATCCTTTCTTTAACTCTTCGAGATTGACTTCGTACTCTTCACCATCCACCTTAACAGTGTGCAGATCACTTTCTGTAGTCGTCTCTGGAGTTTCAGACTCTTCTTCAACTTCATCAGAATCCCCCACTTCAACGTCACCTTCGTCTTCTTCCGTTTCGACTTCGGTTTCTTCCTCTACTTCATCTTCGACTTCTGTGTCTTCGTCTTCAGTAGCGACCTCTTGAGTTTCCTCTTCGAGGGTTTCTTGCTCTAGCTCCTCTTCCTTCACTTGCTCCTCTTCGGAGGGTGTTAAAAGTTTAGCTACGGCTTCATTCATTGTAAGAGTTTCATTGACATCCACTTGGGGTAGTCTCCTATGTAGTTCTATATATGTATATTATACCATACTTTTAAGCAAATGTAAAGCTTTATTTTACTTTTTGTTGGTATTCGTAGTTTGACACGTAACCTTCAATAACATCTTCAACCATGCCTACTGCTTTTTGTAAATGCCAAAGATCATCACGTTCGTCAATTTCTTGTGACTTCGCCCACGTTACAGCTATGCTGTTTTGTATATCAGAAAAGACCTCTGTTAAGAGACCTCCCCTGAGTAACTGTCGGGCTACGTCTGCTTTTCTTTCTGCATCCATTACTCACCACTCATTCTTAGTTTACTGTCACCAATACCTACTGGTCGTTTCTGTTGAGCTTCAAGTCCAAGTTCTGCCGCTTCTTTCTTCTTCATCCATTCAAACTTCTCACGCTCAAACTTTAGAGTCTCTAATTTCAACTGGAACTCAGACTGTTTCATCTGAGCTTCTGCTTGTTGCGCTTGAGCCTGTACTTGTTTTAACTGAGCATCAGCCATGTCTTTCTGTGACTCACCCTGAGCCGCAATCATGTCTGGGCTTGGTTGTGGTTCGGGCGGTTCAATTTGACGAGGATCGCCAATAAATCTAGATGGGTTACGGTAACCTGCATTCTTAATAAACTCACTAGCTAAAGCATGAATATGCTCTGGTTTAATTAGATAACCACCTTGAGTTTCACCTACGCCTCTAAGCATGGTTGCAATGTTGTTTAAGTGCATTAATTGCTGGTCTTTGTTCTGATTACCTAGACCAACAGTCACTGCCATATCAAATCTATCTTTCCAGTCGTAAGGAGCAACAGGTACGTATTGTCCTCTAAGCTTAACAATATCTACTTCACTGTTGTTTGTACGGATTAAACGATAGAGTTGTAAGAATAGTTCTTTAACGCCTGTCTCTGCAAAGATACGAGCAATAAGCTGAATCTTTTCCTGAGCCGCAGTCATTACCTGATTAACTGCTGTGGCGGCTGTATTAGATGTTAATGCTGAAGGGTCTAAGCCTTGAGTCATTCTAGAAACACCCACACGATCTTCTCTTTCTTTGTCTAGCTCGTTTAAGAAGGGGAAGGTAGCCTGACCTAGCTGTGGCACTGGAAGCTGTCTAACAGCGCCCTGTACCTTCTC